TGGGCCAGCGTTACGGCCATGTAGTCGACAAAGTGCACCGGCCATTTGCCAACCGTATCGTGGTCATAGACATAGTGCAGATAGATCGCGGCTGCGTCGGTTTCGATCCGTCCATCCCTGTCCGCCCAATGATAAAAGACGTTATCCCGGTCAAACTGCGAACAGTCCGAGACCGCAACAATCCGCACAAAATCGCCAGGCTTGTCATAGGCGTATTGCCATTCGGCAACCGGCGTGGTGTTGGACCGATCCAGCTTCACGATCTTGGACGCGAAGCCCCATTCATAGGCCGATAGCGCCTCGAGCCGCGCCAGAGGCCAGACCGTGCGGGCCTTGACTGCGGACGGTGATGATTCCGCGTGATCGGTAATCCGGTGTTCGGACACATGCGCCAGCGCATTGTTCACGATGTCCGTGCGCGAAAACATCTAATCGCGCTCCAGGTGGAACTTGAACCGGATGGCATCGGTTGCGGCAGGCTGGCGGCCATTGACGTTGACAGCCACAGCAAACAAGCTGCTCGAGCCCGAACACACATATGGGATATCAAAACCACTTGCCGACAACACAGACACGTTGCCCGACTTGTATTTCGTATCCAGCGTGACAGCCGCGACCAGCAGCTCTGCATCATCATCCGTCAATGCCATGGCCGCGTTGTCAGTGTACGTGCCGGCCGGATTGCTGTCGAAGATCAGCACCTCGATATCGTTGGCCGCCCAGACGTTGGTCCCGCTGTCGTCTTCCACAATCGCCGTGATCGCCTTCAGGCTGCCGCCTGCACCGGACACGCGCGCTGCATTGGCAATCGTCATCTCACCGCCCAGGATATCGCCTGCGGTGTATGCCCCGGCCGTCACGGTTGGCTGTACGCTCGGCACGCCCCGTGCACCAGCATCCACCCTCAGATCACCATTGGCGTTGAGGTTGAACGTGGCATAGTCGCCATCGGTATCAGCGCCCACAGCCTTGGCATCGCGGCGCACGCCCAGCACCAGAGCTCCACCGTGCCCGGTGGAATGCGCCGCGTCTTCCGTCTGCTTGATATCGTCGAGCACTTGCAGGGCAACGACAGCTGGATCGTCACTCGCCAGCGTCGTGCGCTGGGTGCCGGTATCAACCGCGCCGGCACCCGCTGACGTGTCTGTGACCACGCCATCGGCACCAATCACCGGCTTCACCCGTGGATACTTGACGCCCGACACCTCATCGGCGCCGAACGTCAGACCCGAGCCTTCTGTGACCGAATAGTCGTCCGCCATCAGGCTGCCTCCGGTCGCGTTTCAAGCTCTTCGAGAGCCCGCATGGCGGCTTTCTGCCCCATGATATTATCCGCCACCAAATCACCGTTCTGGTCGACAATCTGGTAACGTGTGCCGCGGCCTCGGCCGCCTGCGTGGCGGATCTGATAGCCGCTTTCCGTGGTTGGCTCGTAAGTGACGCGCCGTTCGACCGCGACCCCGATCTTGCTCAGCTCATCGTCCAGGTACTGAACACGCAGGATCGCTTCGTCTTCGGTTTTGTCGATCGCGTGGATAAGATCGCCGGGCTTCAGTTCACCCATCATGGTTCGGAAGTACGTGTCGCACGCCATATCCGACAGCGTGTGATCGGCTGAGAAGTAATGCCACATGGCCCGAATAGGCGTGGCGTAGGCCCGGTGAAAGTCGCGGCGTTGCGCCGAGAGAAGAATTCCCATGCGTCTACTCCAGATAGCAGGCGATTGTGCCGGACGAATGCGACGTGCAATTCCATCGGAACTTGCGCGGGTTGGTTGAGGGCGCATCAAAGATCGCCCAATTCGCATCGGCCGTGATGGCAGCAGCGCACGCGATCCAATCGCCCGTGGATGATTCCATTTGCAGCGTGACAGACCCCGAACCGGAACCTGTCGTGAAATCCGCTGCGTAGCAGAGCGCGCTTGTGTTGACGGTCACGAAGACCTCAGACGTGCCGGTGCCAGTGAATGATGTCTTGATTCCAGATGCCATATGAAAGTCAGGCGGAGCCGAAGCCCCGCCTGTCCCGTGTTAAGCGCAGGTATAAACGATAACGCCAGCCAGATCGTCAGCGGCAGCAATCGCCGTGTCCTGGCTGGTTGCTCGGATCGTCACGCCTTCCTTACTGTCGAACAGCTTGGCATAGCCGACATCGGCGGTGATGCCGGCGCCGATATTCGCCGACAGCTCTTCCCAGCCGTACACGTCAGCTGTATCGACGCTCAACCCGTCGGTGATACCATCCGGATTAGCCGCAACAGCCGTGCCATCAAGTTGCGTGTACGCATCCCAACCGATGTCGATCGTTGCCGATGCCGTCGTCCAGTTGATGTAGAAGTAGCAGAGCGGCAGGATCAGGCGGCAGCGACCGGGCGGGAGTTTGCAGAGCGCAACCGATGACGTTGCATCGCCCGCGCCCGACTGCGTGTGTGTGACGTATTCAGCCCGGAGCATGCCTTTAACTTCGGTGCCGTAGACCGTTCCAAGCTCAGATTGCGTCGAGGAATACTGGAGCTTGTACTGGTCACTTAGCTGTGTCGTGACTGCCATGGTTCAGCCCCTCCTTAGCTTGGGATTGCGGTTGTGTCGTCAACGAGGATCTGAAACACGCCAGCATCATCAATCACGACGGCGCCCATCGAGAGCGAGACCACGCCGTCCCACATCTGGCTTTTCGTGCACCAGCCCCAATCGGCTTCGACGTCCGAGTTGATGCCGTGGCCGACCGCGGAATAATGCCAGCCGTACATCTTGCATGCAGCGGTTGCCGCACCCGTCAAGCGGTTGGTCGTGAACCAGTTGATGCCCAGCCAGTTGCGATACTTGCGACCGTGCGGTGCACCAGAGTTGTACGGAAGATCGTCAAAACCGATGATATCGGCGTCCTTGTATTCCGTGATCGTCATCAGGTGCGAGTGCGCCCGCGGCGTGATGGCACAAAAGCGCATGCCATCGTCCGGGACTTCGTTGACATTGAAGCTCTCTTGCAGCTCCAGCGCAATCGCCCGCGTCAGGTTGCCGGAGCCACCCGAGTTGATGACGTTTGTTGCACCGCCTGAATCAAGCGCGGCAACAACTTGGTTGTCGATCCGACGGTTGGCAGCATCCCCCAGCCGCTTGGCATAGCCTTGGCGAACATTGGTGGACAGCTTTGTCAGATCCAGCTTCTGGATGGCGACACGCGCGTACTTGTCGACCATCTCCGCGTCTGCGTAGCTGTGCGCCGGGATCGACAACGGAACCTCGCCGTACGCGGCTTTATCCGTCATTTCGATTCCGCCCAGCTTCTGGAAGCGGACTTTCTCGCCGACCACATCGCCATCCGTGCGAAGCAGCCCGCGAAAATGCGTATCGCCCTGTTCGTAGTTCAGGTGCAACTCGCTGTTGAACGCCGTTTCAAACGCGTCGTCGATATATGGCGCAGCCATAATATCACCCTCTCAGGTTGTATATCTCCTTGGATCATGTGAGAGCGCGAGAAGGAACGGCGGAACGCTCACGTTCCTTTAAGGAACGCGAGCAAGGGATTGACGCCAAAGGGAACCGCTGTGCGGGGCTCGGGCGACAACCAGAAAAGCCGGGTTCTGTGTGCTCAGTGAACGCAGGTGGACGGTTGTCCATGCCGGGCCGTACCGCTCCGTTCCCTTAAGGAACGCGGCGGAACACGGGGAACGGCGGTTACTAGACGGCGCGCTGAAACCGATCGTTCGGTGTTCGGCGCCGTGTCGATCCAACCTCTTTGTAGAGGCGGGCGAACTCTTCTTGCGGATAGCCCGGCATGCCAGGTGACAGCCGTTTTTCCAGCATCTCGTTTTGCAAAGCCTTCAGGCGCTCTTGCGCGCCCACCTTGCGATCCTGATTGATCGGATTCCAATCGGTATCATCATCAACACGTTCGCGCCCGAGCTTGGTAAGCATGCGAACAATTGTCGGATGGTTCGACACCAGCGTGCCGTCCTCGAGCCGCATGTTGCGGAACTCTTCGCGCTCTGTGCTCTCAGGCCCGCCCAGAGTGTGCGTCACAACATTGCTGTACACTGCAAGGTTCTGCTCGAAATCTCCGCCCCACGCCGCCTTGAGTTGCGTGCGCCGTTCGGATTCAAGATCATTGGCGCGGACCTGACGAGCTTCAGCCTCCAGCTTATTGTATCGGGCCTGCGCCTCGACAAACTCATCCATCGCCTTCTGCGTCACGCCGTGACGATGCGCGATCGGCTTGAAGTCGTCGAATGCGGCCTTGTCCGAATCCGTCACCTCAATGCCTTCTGGGGCCTTGAACTCATAGGCATCGGGCTTTTCCGGTCGGCCAAGCTTGTTCCAGATCTCCGATTTTGCATCATCATTATCAGGATCAGGAACCGGCATCATCTTCGACTGGCTGCGCCGCAGATCCAGGAACCGCTGCGCAAAAGACGTCTCACTGTCCGATCGCGAAGCTTCGTTGATAAACGCGTCGCGGTCTTCCTCTTTAAGTCCCTGCGCCATCCGATGACGCCAATCCATTGAGGATGGATCAGCTTGGCCCGTGCCATTCTGTTCGGTGCTGCCCGGTGCCGCCGCTTGTCCCTGTTGCCCCGCTTGCGACGATCCAGCGTCACCATTTTGCCGCGTGGTTTCAGTATTCCCATCGGCGAGGCTTGCAGCGGTTGACTGGCTCCCCGGTGTTGCGTTTCCATAATTTGCGTTGGCGCCAGCCGTGCCCCCCGCGTTTGATGCCTGCGTTTCAACCGCTGCTGCTTCACTCATTGTCAATCTCCGGTTCTTGGGTCACGCCTTCGATCAAACGCATGACTGCCAGGCCAACATCGCGCTTGCCGAGCCGGTGATACGTTTGAAGGGGATTGTCGTGAACGCCAGGTTGGTCAGTCCGGCACAACTGCTGGACGATATAATCCAGCACGAGGCGGCCGTCGTCCGTGGCATAGACATGACCGAACGCCCTGCTCAGCCGGACCAGCTTTTCATGCTCATGCCGAATTATCGCCTGATGGCGCGTCACGGAACGTTTCACGTGACTAGTGCACCGTGCCGCACGACGCTGACATCAGATCCTCGCTCTCAACGAGGAAGGCCAACACGCCGAGGCGCACCGCCTCAAGATCGCCCGTCCAGAGCGCCGCCGCACCTGCGTCTTGTGTGGTCCCGATGAATGCGAGCTCGGTAAACTCGCCCGCCTCAACGCGATCCATCATCTCTTGCAGGAGCGCAATCTGCGCCAATTTCCGGAAGCTCTTGAGCTCCGTCATAAAATCTCTCCGGCTAGACCTTCGATGTCTTCGAACGGAATGCCTTCGGGTGCTGGCAACAACGCTTGATCTGGTCCCTGATCGATCAGTCCGGCTTTCGCCGCTTCCGGCACGAGCTTGCCAAGTTGTGCCGCACCCGGTGCCACTTTCTGGATCATGTCGGCTTGCATCTGCGCTTCGGCCGCCTGCATCCGCTGCTGACGCATGGCGATCATCTCTTCCATTGGCGTAAACAGCCATTCAGGAAGATCGAGCTTCATGCCACCGACGCCGCGTGCAAACGCATCCGGGTTGAAGTTTTCAGCCACCGCCATCACAGCCTGTTCGCCCATCGTTGCAGCGCCACCGGCCAACATCTGCATGCCTTCGAATATCTTCATCGCTTCGGCTTTGTCGCGCGCCGTCTTGATCGGGCTCTCATACTCGAATTCAATCGCGTCTTCGCCGCTGTACTCTTCCGCCATCTGAATCATGTCGGGCTTCTGCGGCAGCTGGCCGTTCATCTCGAGGATCTTGTAGACCGTCTCGACCAGCGGAGCGTTGTAGCTGTGCTCAATGCGCGAGAAGACCGGCGCTGCTTGGCGCATGTACTGATCCAGGCGTGCGTTGATCTCAGTGGCCGTCAGATCCTTGTCCCGCGCCGACGGCAGTTCGAGAATATCCCGATAAAACGCCGAATAAATCCGTTCCTCGACCACGCTGATGAATTCGAAGATCTCGCGCGGGAGCGTGCCAAGCTGGATCGGATTGATTGGCGCCTGATTGCCCGGAAAGCTTGCCTCAACCGGCGTAAATCCTCCCGCCGACAGATCGAGAAGACCAGAGATCGCGTCACCGTATCCCCATGTCGGCGGGTTGAGCGCCTTCTCACCAGCATCAATGACCGTCTCGGTCATGGCCTGGAGAAGCTGTGCATCCTTGAGCGCCACCATTGCCGGCGATCGGCCGTAGGTTTCGCCCGTCGACAGGTCCCAGCGCGGCGTCAGGTACGGGAAATAATCAAAGCCTTTCGCCTCGAGTGATTCCTTGCACGTGACCGACATCCAGAGCGACGACCACGGCTTGCGCACCGTCATTCCCATGGCCTTGGCGTCTGAAACCGGGACGACGATG